CCTATGCGGAAAATTTTTAATGAAAATGTTGAAACTAAAATGGGGTTTGGTGTTATCATTAGCACTCTGGCCTTCCTACTCGCTATGTGACCCATACTCGTATGGTGTAACTAAAAATGCGGCGTCTAGCACATTAAATTGGGGCATGGGCTCTATTTTGCCATCTATTCCTGGTGTTGATATAAATGGCATGGTTTACAGATATACTACTAATAAAGAAACTGATGCTGATTTTAAAGTTCATATAGGTAATAAGAACGCAAACGGCGAAGGGTATCTGTTTCGTAAAACAGATAATTGGTCTGGCGTCCCAGGGAATACAATTGTGCGAAGTTTTTCATTTAGAAATGTGCCATCAGTTTTATGGGGTGATGGCAAAGATACCCGAAGTCGAAGTATACGCGGCATTGGAAGACGAAAGTGTTTTAGAAGCAATTGATACAGATTTAGATTATGAGTACGATGAGGAAGGAAATATAATACCTGACGAGGAAGATGAAGAAAAAGAAACACGTCTTGAAATGGGATTAACAGCGTCAGCCAATGCTTTAACTATGCTAAGAACTCAAGGTCAATCTGAAATCATAGCTGCTATGAACCTAAAAACAGATTTAGCTATGTACTATAATTCTACTCTAAATGGTGGTATATATAATGATACGGCTCAATTAGTTGATGGAAACCTTCCTGATAATAAGAAAGGTTTACGAAATAATTTAGCACAACAAGTTCTGCATGAGAAAATGGTAGACATGCAATATAACAAGTGAGGTTAAAATGAAATATTTTACAATGATGCTTACAATATGTGCATTCCCTGCTTTTGCAGATAATGCAGATATTGTTGGTAATGTAGACGCCAAGTGCGTGATACAAACAGATAAGTCTGGTGTATATGGAAACCCAATTGCCAGTAAATTAAGTACGACACCAGCAGATGGTGGTGTATTGCCTATAATTAGGTTTGATGTGTCAATTGCAGACTCTTACACAGCAAACATAACTCACCCAACTTCCTTTACGTCTTCGCCTTCACTATCTGACACTCTTGTGTGGACAGGAAGTACAAGCGTAACTCAAACATCTGATGCTGGAATGTCAGGATATGAAGCCGCAAAAACATTAGTTAATGACACAACAATATTTGATTTAACTTTAGCAGGCTCTACATGGTTCTCGACATCATCAGTTGCAGTATATGGGGCAGCTAAACCATTCCCAGGTGGAACGTATACTGCTGTAGTTCAAGCAGAGTGCATTGCTAAATAAATTATCTATATTATTCATAGGCTTGGCGTCTATAGTTCACTCACATGAAATGACGCCAGCCTATCCAGAATTAAAACCTTCTCATGTTTCTGGCGTAAAGAAAGAACTTTGAGGTATATATTCGAAGATCAGATTTAAACAAACCATTATATGTTTGCACAATATCTAAGATTACTAAATCTCGTGGTGTAAAAAGTTTAATTTCTTCAAGAATATGCTCAAAAATTAATGGAGAAAACTAAATGAAATATGCAGTTATTTTGTCCATAATTGCTACATCAGTATCTGCTGAAAGTAATAATCTTTCATTATCGCTTCCGAACCCACCATTAAATTACCAAAGCGACAGATTTAGAGCAGGTAACTTAGATTGTGCTAATGCTGTTGGTGGCGGTATTAATCTTGAATTTGGCGTAACTGGTGTTGTAAATAATGTTGGTGGTGGTTTTAACTCATTGAGCAGTATTAACCAGGGTAAGGATATTGGGATATATACGAGAATAGTTATACCTTTAGATAAACCTAAATCACGTATAAATTGTGATGATTTATATCAAGTAGAACTTACGCAGCGCAGACTTGAAATACAAATGTTGCGTGATGAATTAGCTCAATTGAAAAGCCTACAACAAAAAGGCAATGAAATGGAATTTGAAAACTAATGGTAGATTTAACTAAAGTTGACGGATTGGCAGATCATGAGGTGCGCGCAGGTGGCGTAAAAATGTCATTTGCCTCTGTTATGGCAATTATTGCCTTTCTATCAACTGTAGTTGGCGGATTGTATGGTGGATTTGTACTATATCAAAAGATTGAAGCGGTAGCAGGGTTAGATATTGATGCTTACCAACAAAACATGGACGTTATGGATGCAAAAATTGTCGGTATATCTGAAAAAGTAGAAGAAAGCGTAGAATACACCAGAGATATAAAGAATGGCTTGAAAGATGATATATTACGCATAGAGCAACAAACAGATCGTATAGAAGATATGGTGCGTGAAACAGAAGATAAGGTACGCTCAATGATTGATGCTGCCGAGGTGCGCTTTGAAAATCAGCGTGAACGTGTTAGAGTGTCACAAAGCGGTTCTATGAAGGAACTTGAAGAAAGATTGATGGATAAATTGCAAAGAGCTTTGGATAACCCATTAGCAGATTAGGTGAAATTATGGATGAGTTTAAAAAATTTGATGTAGATGGCAATGGATCAATAGACCAGGCTGAATGGGATCGAATGGCTCTGGAAGATAGGCGTTTACGAATGCAAGATGAAGACGCCCAACGTGACGCTATTAGGTCAATGACGTGGTTTGCATTGTTTGGGATGTTACTCTACCCATTTGCTGTGATTGGGGCTGTAATTTTTAGTTTAGATGAAGCCGCAAAAATATTAGGATCGATGGCATCTATATATTTTGTGTCTGTTGCAGGCATAGTATCTGTGTTTTTTGGAGCTAACGCATTGGCGAAAGGTAAAAAGGAATGATAGCTGGATTAGGATTAATTGGAAAAGTTGCAGACTTAGCTGGAACTATGATAGAGGGCAAAACTGCATTAAAACAAGCAGAAGCCCAAACTAAAATGAAAATTGCTACTGGAGAGCTTGATTGGGATTTAGCTGCAATGAAATCTTCTGAAAATTCGTGGAAAGACGAATGGATAACTTTATTGTTTTCAATTCCATTAATTTTAGCGTTTTGCGGAGATTGGGGAAACCAAATTGTCCAAGACGGATTTTTAGCATTATCAAACATGCCAAGCTGGTATCAATATAGCCTTGTGTAAGTAAATATTATGGGGGCAAAAAATAATGTCATTGGTTGAAAATATTAACAGGCGCAAAAAGAATAACACATCGCGCCCAAAGTCTAAATCTACAATATCGGATAGTGCATACAAAAATATGACTTCTGGTTGGAAAAAAACCAAAAAAAAGAAAAAAACTGCAAAAAAGAAAAAAGGCTAACCCATGAGTGAAGCAATGAAAAAACTCCAGGATAAAGTTGGAGTAGGTGCAGACGGACATTTTGGCAAGAATACAGCAAAAGCTATAGCACAATTTTACGAGCTATCTAATGAAAGAGCCGCGCATCTTTTAGGTCAAGCTAGTCACGAAAGTGGCCATTGGCGGCATACCAGGGAAAACCTAAACTATAGCGCAGAAAGCATGATGCGTGTTTGGCCAAGCCGTTTCCCTGACTTAGCTTCAACCGAAGGGCTTGCCAGAAATCCAAAAGCATTAGCTGAAAATGTATACTTTGGCAGACTTGGTAATGATACTAAAAGAAAAGCAAGTCTATATGTAGGCCGAGGATTTTTACAATTAACTGGATTTTCAAACGTAAAAGAATTTGCGGCAGACATGGGTGTGCCAGAAGTCATTGAAGACCCACAATTGCTTGAGGAAGAATATGCATTTGAAACTGCATTGTGGTTTTTCAGAAAAAATAAATTGTTTGATATAGCTGATGATGGCGTTAATGATGAAACTATTTTAAAAATAACAAGACGTGTAAATGGTGGAACTCATGGCCTAGTTGATAGAACAGGCGAGACAAACAAAATTTATGAATGGCTCAACGCATAATAATAACATTGGTAGAGCAGGCGAATTCTTAGCTCTATCAAGATTATCTTTTTCTGGAATTTCTTGTATATTAGTTCAACACGAGATTGACGATGCATACTTGAAAACACCAAGCGGAAAATTGCTGACTTTACAAGTTAAAACAGCTAGTAGGAAATCAGGAAACCTTACGCAATACAGGTGGAATACACAGCCTGTCAGAAATAGAAAGTCTGATATTTATGCTTTGGTGGCGTATGATATAAAGAAAATATATTGGGCTAGAGGTGATGATCCAATAATTAAAAAAACATCAACTCGTTTGTATCCGCATCAGTTTGAAAATGAAGAATTATTATTAAATCAAGTAATAAAAAGCTTTGAAACTTAAATATATTTCTTGCTGATTGTAGCTATATTTAATATTAAGTATTGTGGGCATTTCGGGCATGAATTGTCCACACGAAATCAATGCATAGTTAAACCTGCTTGATCTAATATTTCATCATCATGTAATTCTATTATACATTCTGCTAAAGCTTGCATTACGGCTCTTTTGCCGCTTATTAAAAGTCTGTCAGAAATATAATTACAAAGCTCCTCAAGTTCCTCATCAGCATCTTTTGTATGCTCTCCAGTAATGTCTAATGTTAATTTAATGCGGAATTCAGACACTTCTTAACCTTTTTAAAATGGGCTGCGTCGGGAGAAAGGAAAGAACAGACGCAGCCCTAGTAAAGTGGACTAACACTTGAGCAAAGTGTAAGGAGGAGGAGAAAGGTCCACTTAATTTAATATACTATAAAAGTATCTGTGTTAGCAAGGTTCTGACATTTCTGCTGCAAGCGCCGCATATCCAGCCGCATCAATACTACTGTCTGTATGTGCGTTTTGACTTAATCGAGCAATTTTTAGTAACACCATCATGTTACATACATCATATTCAGTAACTTCATGGTTCATATATATTGTCCACATTTTTGCTATTTTATTAAAATTTTCTCTTGGCGTGCCGTAATCTTTTTCTCTGTCGCCATTTATTAAATTAACAGCTTCCATCAATACATTTGTTCTAGTGTTCTTGTATTTCTTCATAATTAATTCCTTTGTTTCGCTTTGCCAGAACTGTCAGTGAACCACATATAGCCATCATTAATGGCTATATGTCCCGAACCAAGTAAAGATGTTAAAGCTTGTTTATAAGTTGTTTTTGGATTTGTTGCACTACTACATTTGCCAATAAAATGATCTTTAACAGTTTCTTCTGATATGCAGTGATACACTCCTAATTCTGGCCAACCAACGCCACCAGGATTAGGTTGACCAATGCCTTCTGCCCTTAATTGCTTGAATACAGTTCTTAGTAATGTTTGATTTTTACCTTTAATTGCAGGTTTGCTTGCATCAGCTATTTCTTCTGGTTTAAAATTAAATATAGCTCCTGTTTCCATATCTCTCTGCTTCGTTGCCTTTGCAGATCGTAAACCAGTTTCTTCATTAAAATCTAATTCTATTTCTGTATCTGTTGCGGCTCGTAATGAGCTATGACCTCTTGCACCTGCTGCCTTATCTTTGCCAGAATGATGTACTGTTGCAACATGAGCCCCAGTAAGTTCACGCAACTTATCACAATTACCAATAAATTTAGTCATATCTTCTGGGCTGTTTTCATTCGCACCAGACATTGCCCTTGATAATGTATCAATAATAATCATCTTTACTGGCCCATGTGACCTAGAAACCTCTCTACATAATTTACTTAGTACGTTCATATCAACATCAGCATCGAGCATGTTTACAGGTGAAGGTCTAACTGCAAGTTTTACATCTTTGTGATTAATATAGTGCTGCCGCATAGCCACAACTCTATTATGAAATGCCATACCGCCTTCTGTAGCTAAATAAAGAACACTACCACCATTAACCTTGTTATTATTCCAAGCTTCGTTTGCACCTATGTGCCAAGCTATATCTAAAACAAAAAATGACTTACCGACATTAGAAGGCCCATAAATAACTGACATTTGCCCTTCACCAAACCAACCCTTTAACAAGTAATTACTAGATAATTGTGGTTTTGCGTCATACGGAAAGAATACCTGGTTTAAAACACTTTCAATCTTTAATGCTTCTGCCGTTTTTTCTGGCCCCAACTCAAGCCACATATCCGAATAATCCCAACCTTCCATTTCTGGTAAAATATATTCTATGCCGTGATCTTCTTGGGCTCTTTCGCAAGCCTTAATCCCTGGCTCATCATTATCGCCTGCAACAACAAATGTGCAGTCAGGCTTTGCTTGTAAAAGATTATCTACAACTGCTGGAATGTTGCCTGCGTTCAATGCAAATACACATGGCTTGCCTGTCGCCTCATGGATAGTAGCAGAAGTTGCCCAACCTTCCGCAACATAAGCAAAATCAACTATTGGCCCACCTATAACGCTAAAGTTACCTGTTACTGGCATTTGATATGAAAACTTTTTACGCCCTTCGGGTGTAATAAGTTGATGGCCTACACGTTTACCCTTTAGGTCAATTACTGGTATGCATAAATTATTATTATCAATTTTTGCATTATTAATGTTTATTTTTTTTAATTCTAAATATGGATGATTAACTGCTATATCTCTGTCTGGCCACTGTATATCTTCTGATCTGTCAATTTTTATACTAACATCAGTGTTTTCGTTTGGCCAAAGAGACATATCCCTCATTCTATCCTTTATCTCTTTGTAATCATTACATTGCCTACAATGAACCATAACTTCGCCATTGTGTTCTTTAATCCAAAACCTATCTCTGCCAGAGCAACTTGGACAAGGGCCATGATACTCACCTTTTGCAGTCATTTTCAACTGTAAAGTTTGTATTATTTTAGGGCTGTACTCTCTCCAACTCGCCGTTGGATACTTGCTTTCTGCATTATTATTATGTATCATTTGTATATTCCTTTTGTTCTAAGGTAGTTTCTATGCCTCTCGCTTAACTTGTGTACGACTTTAAGCGAGAGGCAATTTTTATTTAAAACGGAATATCATCATCTATTTCATTGTTTGGTGGCGCTTGCGCCGCAATGCTACTAGCAAATGGGTCATAACTTTGTCCGTTTGTTGATTTAACAGGTTCAGTATTACTCCAGGATGTATCTGCATTAGATACAAAACCATCCACCTTATCAAATGGATCGTCGCCACCTTCAAGTTCAGCAAGTTCTAATACTTGTACTGCCTTTAATCTAAGTGAAACCCCATTTAAGCTTCCTGTATTGTAAGGAACTATTACAACCGCAACGTTAACTTTTGAATTAGTTGTAAGCATAAAATCATCTGGCAACTTATTACGAGCCGCATCCACTTGTTTTGGCGGCTGTGTTCTATCGCCACCATATGATCCTTTTAACTTACACTTACCAATTATTTCATTAGTGTCTTGGTTGCGCTTATATGGCAAATTAGTTGGCTTTTCTGGCCACTTTCTTTTGGTATCCATAGCTGCCGCATTTGCATATGCTTGAGAGCATACTTGGTGCAAATCTTTAGCTTGGCTTTCATCTAATTTAAATGACATTTCAAAGGCTGCGCCTTCCTCAAGTGCGTCGCATTTAACGCTCTTGTTCTCCTGTGTATCAAATTTATAAGTACCATTTAGTCTTGGGTACATAGCGGTAACTCCGCTTATCATATATTGCATAATGCAACTCCTTTAAAATTACGTGACACCCTCACGCCGGGATTTCTTATATGTCTCCGTCCAACCAAGGCGGCAGACTTATTGTTTCAAGATCAGACCATCCAGTGCCATAATCATTATTCTCTTGTGCTCTCTTAATCTTCATAAGCGTATGCATCATTTCTTGCCGCGCAAATTTTTCATATTTATCTGACAATTCATAACATGCAACTGCATGTGGTTTTTCCTTCTCTATTGCAATAAATATAAAGTTTGTTGTTTTAATATTTTCTATGTCTAAACAGTATCTGTAAAAACTTTGTTGAAGATCGTACCTAAACGCCCTTATTGCCTTCTCAAATCCATTTGGACTAGCATCCTGGCATGTTTTGACATCTATGACAATTCCAGCAGATGCTAAAAATCCATCTGGCCTGGTCTTGAGGCCAATTTTGGTTTCTGGGCATTGGACAAAGAACGATGCTTCAGCGATTAACTCCTTATTAGTGAGCAAATTAGCCGCCATAGAGTTACCTAAACATGCTTCCGCCATATCACTTGCATGATCGAAGTCAACCGAGGTGAGTGGGAGCTTATTTAGGTTCTGAGCGTCTTCTTTAAACTGAGCCCATTCCTTTCCACGCCGCGTTTCTGGCCCCCTAAGAACTAAATCTTTCTCAGGCTCTAAAAGCATTGCATGTACTGCCGTTCCTAAATCAAAAGCATGGCTTTCTTTACGAATTTTGCCTTTCCAATGCTTCATAGTTTTAGTTGCAACATCTTTAACGTCACTAGACGAAATATTTTCATGAGCATGATATTCTTCATTACTCATCTTATTGCTTAAAATCATTGTCATGATTTCTCTTTTCTTTTTTGTTCTTTAAGTATTTTTGTTACTTTTTGTCTATGTCGAGTTTGATGGTCAATTCCATCATCTGCTCTTCCAAATGAAGTAACTATAGTTACACCAAAGATTTTTTTAATTAAGTATCTTATCATGATTTCTCTCTCCTTAACTTAGTTCTTCTGCTCCATATAGAGCTATCAGCGCGGCTTCTGCACGTCCGTCGTCTTTTACTCTACTAAATAATTGCGCATAATTTGGAAATCTTTCCATTGCTTTACTGCGGCTTACACCTTTATCACGATTTAAACCAAAATGTTTCTTCCACTTTGCAGGCGTAACAAAATGTATTGCTGTCTTTTGCGATGCTATGGCTGCCTGTAACATTCCATAACCTTCGCCAAACCTAAAAACACTAGATACACCTTGGCCTGGCATTGCCCCAACTCTTTCAACAACTGCAAATCTATTAGCTGTCTCAGGCTCAAGTATATCTATCAAAGCATGGCAATCTATAATATTTTTTCCTGCATGGTTTAACATTATAGGCATATCATGCATTTCAAGCTTTTTTGTCTTCGGCCAGTAAATAGCGATAGCTCCGCTGTAACCAGGATCAATACCAAATATTGAAAGCATATTAATTTTCCTATTCAGTCTACGTCTAAAACTAAACCATGCCCCACATATATTTGAGAAATATCTTTCTCTGGTGGGCTTACCTCAATGCCTTGCTTTGTTGCCTGCATTAACGCTGACATACGAACATATGCCGAAAACGATAAACCACTTTTATGAGCAGCTTCACTTATTGCTTCCTCTTGGCCTTCGCTAAAACTTATTAATCTTTTCTTATCCATTTTACTCTCCATTAATTTATTATTATTTATATATGTAAATAACATATTAGCAATATGTTATTTACCATCTTCCACCATTTTTATTCGTTTACCTATCCAACGCATTACAGGAACTGCCATTGAATTACCCATAGCTTTGTATCTATGACCATTTGGGCAATCTTCCGCCGATTTGTTTCTCCAAGCTATTTTTGTATAATCATCAGGAAAACCCTGCAAACGCTCAACTTCTCTTGGAGTAAGTCTTCTTACTACATGATCATAAACTAATGGTTTAGTTTCCCAATCTGCGCCACCCATACCATACGACGCAGTGATGGTATTTACATGCGTTTGCTTTGTGGTGGCTACAGCATGAACATCTGTTGCGGTTTGACATGGTGATAAGTCTACAAAGGGCTCTACTTGGTTGCCGCCGTTCTCAGGCTTTCTGCCAATCCAATTTCCAGGCAAAGCATAAGTTACAAGATCAGTGGCATCTTTATGATCTCTTGCTTT